TTTAGTTGGCGGTACAGTCCCGCTTCCGTCGGCATCTTCGGTTGGGGTAATGTCAATAACGTTTGCGCCATAGCCTTCTTTCAAATCGCTTAAAGCTTTCAGAACTTCTTCCTTGCTCATACTGTCAATACTGCCGTGGCGGATTTCAGACTTACTAACGTAAATATCGCCCTGCGCTTGGCCCCTTCGATACTCTGCTTGAACAGCGGCAGAGTAAGCTCCGTTTTCCAAAGCCACGTCCCTAATCTGTTGAAGCGCTCGGATATGCCTACCGTAGTTTACATCGAACTTAGCATCCAGTTCGGCGCGGTACGCTTTAATGGCGGCAACAACGTGCGGGCATTTGTGTGGGTTGGTTAGTTCATAAGCACGGGTATGGGCAGAACTTTCTGGATAGCCCGCTTTTATCGCGGCTTCCTTAAAAGTTATTAAACCGTCGTTGCTCACAAGCTCTTTAACAAAAAGCTCTTGTTTGCGTGTAAGCTTACTATCTACAGAAATACGTTTACGACCACGAGGATCAGGACGCGGGCTATCTGGGTCAACAAGCTTATTATGTTTTGGAACGGCTCGCTCTTTAATCAGGAGCGGAGAGGGTATTATCCCAAACTTTGTTTTCTTTACGGGCCGACCTCTTTTGACTTTGGTCATGGTTGTTTCTCACAGTTTAACTATTGTTAAAACTCTTATACAACCGATCCTCTTATATACGCCAGAAAAAACTTTTAATAAAAAAATTCCCCCACCCCCCCATTAGGCACTTTGGTCTTTAAGAACTATCTTTTTGGTTACATTTTACTACTTACTCGGTGTAACCACTTATGTAACCAATAATATCCTTTATATATATACACTTAAAGGTCAAGTTACATAAGTTACACTGGTTACGGCTTGAAAATACTTTTTTTATTTTTTTTATTTTTCAGCCCTATATACAGTAACGGCGTTATTCAAGCTCCGCGGGCCGCGATTTTTGGCCTCTAATTTGCGGTCTAAGGCTTGTTTTTATGGCTTTTGGTTGTTTATACGAGTAGAATATGTGGTTACCAATTCTCACCAGCCTATGCAATCGTTTACGCCAAACGGGCCTAACTTGCACAGAATGAAAGTGATCCGCCTCCATTATCGGCAAAATTTCCGGATTTTTCTCAATTTTTTTCGCCAAAACGTAAGCTTTTTGCCAAGATTTTTCATCTTTTGGCATTGGCACTCTTCCTTTTTTAACGAATGAGAACTGTTTTGGTTGCATTATTACTTCACAAATAGTGTTGGGCCATCGGTTAGATTCGACTCTATTGTAGATTGTTTTGGAGACTGCGAGTTTAGCGATATAGCTTTCTCCCCTTGCTTCGTGATAGATGGCGAGTGCTAGGCATAGGGTAGTAAGCATGGTTATTCCTTTAGTTACAAAAAGAGCCCGCGATCCGTAGACCGCGAGCTTTGGTTATTGTTTGTTTAAGACCGTCATCATTTCTTTAACCGCTTGAATAGACTTACGGCTAAGTTCAAGCTCACGTTGTTCTTCAATTTCTTTTACAAGAAACATAGCCTGAGCTTGAGATAAGTTTTGCTCATCTGCTATTTTAAAAAGCAGTGATTGATGTTCCTTTGTGATTTTCATTGTTGACCCGTTTCTTTTAACGTTTGTTCATCAGCCTCATAAAAGCCTTCTTTTAATTCGGACTTTATAAAACCAATTATGCCTTTTAGCTCATAACTAGGATAAAAGATGGTGCTTGATTGTGTTGATCCCCAACACATTTTTGGTGGCGCATCAAAATAAACATGCCATTTAGTTGATGGGAACCTCTCAACGTAGTAATCAACTTCTACGCCATGAGGTTTGCAAATAGCTTTTAACTTTTCTAAAGTTTTCATCACTTGCCTCCGATAAAGATAACGGCTCGTTTTCCAACGTCCTGTCCTACTGACCAAACATTGTCCTTGTAGAAGTAAGAGTAGTTATTGTCATCGACGAGGACTCTATATCTTCCGCTTTTGACACTTCCCTCTAACTTTCCTTGAACCGATATTTGTGGTTCGAAGTTGTTTCTTAACGACTGTCTATCTAAGACCCACGCTACACAAACTGTTTGACCTATTTGGTCTATTAGTTTTGCGGTGATTTCTTCCTGACCATCGTCTTCGAGGCAAATGGCGTAAGGCGTCATGTTGTCCAACATTATCATTCTCCAATTATGGGTTTGTTCCGGACCATTCCCAAGGTTTGTCAAAAAGCAAGGAGGGCAGAGCCGGAAGCCCTCAAGAACACTTTAACACCTGTATGGGATAATGTAAACCCCCAGTGACGCAACGTCATTTCACGAATTTCTTCTTGGTCCGCTGTGCGCGATATTGGAACTTAGATCTTCCGAGTTTTTTCTGAACGAGTTCGACCAATCCCCCGTTACAAGCATCTAGGGCGGTGTGTTTATGTTTGCCTGCCGCGAACTCTCCGACGTGGTATATTATGACGTCACCATATTGGGTGTTTTGCAGTGCTTGATCGAAGTTATCTTTTGCGAGCCTATTTGAGATGTCGTAGATCATATGTTTTTCCCTGCTTTTCTCAGGGTTACTACGAAGGTGTTTAGTTCTTCTCTTGCGACCCAAAGATTACGTTCTATGTTATTTGCATGATTTTCTTGATTTTTTTGATTGGCTAGTTTATCATCTTGCAGTCTATCGACTTGTTGACGTAGCCATTGCAGTTCGTTTTCTTGGAACGGCGTTAATCCTGCCTCGGACACCATACTCATTATACTCTCCCTTTAGTTAGTGCATACTATTTTTGACGGCTTTGTTTAAGAAATTTGTTGCATCTTCCACGGCTTCTTCTACTATTCCGTGCGTTTCTAGCAGGGCGCTCGTTTGTGCCGCGATAAGGGGCCAGACGGGTGAAAGTTTATATAGGTTCACCATGTTGGCGATTACGGCGCATATATCTGGGACTGTCATTTCCTGTGGGCAAACGTCCAAGATATCGTTTATACTTTTTTCCATTTCGTCCATGTTGAGCCTCTCCTTCATGTTCGTTATTCTAGGCGTTGCGTTGATAACTTTTCAAGCAACTTTTCACCAATTACTCCCGAACACTTTTGCAAACACTTCGTCCAACAGACGATCCATATCTTTAGCGGTCATTCAAGTTCTTCCTTTCTTTTAATCCTAGAGTTAACACCTAGATTATAAATCAACTCACGTTTAAGCTCGTTTAACTCACGAACAACTTTTTCTTCTTTTTGATTGGTGTCATCTAAAATACTTTCCAGACGATCAACTATGTAGTGCATGTTAACGCGGTCAAGATCGTCAAGCATCTTTAAGCCTTTCCTTTAAATAGGATTGAAATTGATTGCCACTGAGATGGCGAACTAACTCTAACTTAAAATCTTCAAGCGCTTTCTCAATGTCGTAATCAATTAGGATGGCATCTACTTTTTCAATCACATATCGAACTTCAATACGATCCTCGCCCAATTTATCTAAATCCCATTTAGCCATTACGCTTCCTCCATTTCAACTAACTACAGTTTAGGCTCAGTATGGGATAATGTCAAGCTGTTTAGTTTATCGCTCAATTCTTCGTTCTCCAGCCAAAGAACTTCGTGCAACCAATCTAAGTAATCTGCGGCGTCGGTCAACATTTGTGCGGCCTCTGGTTCGAGGTATCCGTCTTTTAAAATTTTAGCGGAAAGTATTCTAAGATCAAATGTAGCGTCCATACGAAAAAACCCTCAGTCAGGACATTTGACCAAGGGTTTTAACGGTTGTGCTTTTTTAAACATTTGGAGAATGTCTAAGCTATTTGTACGCGACTTTATGGGATGCGTCAAGCGCTTTGTCTTTATTTTTTAAATAAACGTCAAACATAATTCTGAGTTGACCGCTTATCGTTCTTCCGTTGACTACGGAGTGTTCTTTGATTTCCTTGTAAACCTCAATGGGCACAAGAACGCTTTTCCATTTTGTAGTATCCATTGGGCTAACCTTTTTTGCGTTTTCACGAAGAGCATATAGGAGTTTATGGGAACTTACAAGAAAAAACCCTTTTGTCGTTGTAGTGTCATTCCTAGCCGGACAAAAGGGCAGTTAAAAGTGGTTTGCGCCAGTGAGCAGTGCGCTAGAAGCCATCCTAAATAGCTTCACCCCAGCTTGGACCCACTTCAACATCACATTTGCTGGGGATTTCTAATGCTACCGCGTTTACCATTATGTTTGCAATAGTTTCCGCTTCTTTTCTGTCTTTTACTGACATGCAAAGCTCATCATGCACTTGAAGCATTGGAAGATACCCTTCTTTGTACAAATCGACCATAGCTTTCTTTGTCATATCCGCGGCGGACGCTTGGATCAGTCTGTTCAGCGCTTTATAGGTGTAAGCCCGCTTTAAACGGCATGTTTCACCATATTCTAGGATTGCTTCTTGGTAAGGCATGGCTTTTGTCATCTCGAAGGAGTCTGGCTCCCAAAGATT